GGTCTAACAATCGTGCTATTATAGTATCATCAAGAATTAAGGGTAAGGCAGTAAGCCTTCCCTAACATGGAGAGTTGGCAGAGTCCGGTTGAATGCGCCCGTTTGCTAGACGGGTGGTCGCCTATGTGCGTTCCGTGGGTTCGAATCCCACACTCTCCTTTGAGTGTTTGTGTCCCAGAATGAGTTAAATCTTCTGGGTGGGGATTCATATATCACTCATTAACTTACAAATGGTTGCGGAGCGACTGGACCTCGCATGATTGCGTAGCTACTTATATCCTAGGTAAGTTATAAGCTAGAGGGTTTAATTCCCTCAGAGGTTTTAAATGACTACAAAAAATAAAAAAAGGAAAACTTTCAAATTGATTTCTAATTAACACAAAAGGTAGTAGTCGCCTTGCATTAAGTCACTCATCGAGTGGCTTTTTTAATTATTAAAAAGGTGGTGATGGAAAATTGAATGAAAGACAAAGACGATTCGCAGATGAGTACATCATCAGCGGGAATGCAACAGATGCAGCTATTAAGGCAGGGTATAGTGAAAAGACTGCTAGAAGTCAAGGACAAAGATTGTTGACAAAAGTTGACATTTCTGAATATATCAAAAAAAGAATGGATGAAATTCAGGACGAAAAAATCCTGACTCAAAAACAAATTCTTGTGATGTTGTCAGAGATTGCATCAGGTCAGGCAAAAGAGACAATTGTGGTCACGACAAAAGTAGCTGAGTTGATGACTGATCCTGTGACTGGTAAGTCTGTAAAAGTATACAACGAAATCCCTCAACTTGTCGAATATCCAACAAAGAACAGCGATAGGAACAAAGCTTTGGAGTTACTAGGGAAACGACATCAAATGTGGACTGATAAAGTAGACATCAATGCTATAGTTACCGAGACTAAGAAGTTTGACGATATCGTTAGTCAGCTAGGCGGTGATGGACTTGACGAATAGCTTCCCTTTATCTCAAAAGTACATTGATTTTTGCAATAGCTTTAATAATGTTGATGCGGACTTTTTGGAAGGTACAACGGCAGCTGGAAAAACAACGGTTGGTGTTGGTGTCAAGTTTATGCGAGCAGTCAGCAGGAGCACGAAGAAGTTCCACATCATTGCAGCAAAGACAGTTGGTGTAGCTGAAAAGAATATCATTAATCAGGATAACGGAATTTTAGACATCCATAAAACAGCCGTCTACTGTGGTAATGGTGATAAAGATTCGAAGATTCCTCACATCAAGTTTGAGGGGAAAATCATTTATGTATTGGGGTATGACAATAAGGAAAAATGGAAGCTGGTTCTCGGTGGACAGTATGGATGTGTCTATATTGATGAGGTCAACACAGCTGACATTGAGTTTGTTCGTGAGTTGTCCACACGTAATGATTATTTGATGGCAACGCTCAATCCGGATAATCCTGATTTACCAGTCTACAAAGAGTTCATCAACAAGGCGAGACCGTACAAAAAATACGCAGGCGATGTGCCGGAAGAAATTATGCGAGACCTATCAGAGCCAGCTAACCCTAAATGGCGTTACTGGTTTTTTACGTTTAATGACAACCTGTCACTGACACCAGAAGCCATCCAGAAGAAAAAGGATGCGGCACCAGTTGGGACTAAGCTCTACAAAAATAAAATCCTTGGCCTACGTGGACGAGCAACAGGAATTGTCTTCGTTAATTTTGATAGCAAAAAACACGTATTGAGTAAGTCTTTTGTAAAGAATACGGTCACGTTCCAACGGTTCACAGCTGGACTAGATACAGCTTACTCAGCAAGTAGTCCGGATACAATTGCAATGATTTTCCAAGGGATATCAGATGATGGGAAGTTATATACGCTGGATGAGGAAGTCTATAACAACGCTGAGCTTGATGTGCCGATTGCTCCATCTGATACTGTGGTCAAGTTTATCAATTTCCTAGAACGCAACCGTAGTGAATGGGGATTGGCGCGTGATGTCTTTGTTGATAGTGCGGACCAAGCAACGATTACAGAATTAAACAAATACAAGCGACAATACGGCTGTCTGTATATCTTTAACAATGCTTATAAGAAAACCAAGATTATTGACCGGATCAACTTCCAAATTGGTTGGTTAGCTCAAGGTTGCTACTATGTGTTAAGTCATTGTACGAATCATATCAAAGAGCTAAACACTTACTCATGGAAAGAAGGAAAAGATGAGCCGGAAGATGCAAACGATCATACAATCAATGCGAATCAGTATGCATGGTTGCCATACAGAAAAATAATCGGAAGAAAGGAAAACTAAAGTGGGAATAATGGACATGATCAGAAAGGGTATGAGAAGCTTTCTCAAACTGGAACAGGCACAGCCAAATGTCATCACAATTACAGAGGCAATGACGTTTGAAGATAATGCAGCAAAGAACCAAATTTGGTATCGCGGTGACTCATACGAACTGGACCAGCTCTACAAGCAATTACCACATAGCAACATCAACTTTTGGGGAGCGACAAGTACTCCTGGGCAAGAAATTAGAAAGATTCACACAGGAATACCTGGTCTCATCGTTGATAGGTTGGTAGATATCACGCTGCACGATATGAATGATTTAGACTTTTCCGAGGAAACACAAGGAAAATTGTGGGAAGAGATTGCTGAAGATAGCAACTTCCACGATCAACTGCAGGAGGCGATTAAAGACAGTCTTGTGATGGGTGATGGTGCTTTTCGTATTTCATTTGATCCGGAACTTACAGCATTGCCTATTGTTGAATGGGTTGGTGGAGATAGAATTGAAATCATCTACAACCGTGGAAGATTGAAAGAAGTTGTTTTCCGCACGCACTTCACAGAACACAGACGGAGCTATTTGCTCGAGGAAATCTACGGATATGGTTCATTAACTTATAAGCTCTACAGGGGCGAAACTGAGCTAGATATAAGCGCGACAGAGTACACTGCTAACCTTGTCGATGTGGAGTTCGATAAATCCGTTATCTTGTGCTTGCCGTTTAAGATTTACACGTCACCTAAAGTAAAAGGCCGTGGTCAATCTATCTATGATCGTAAGACAGATGCTTTTGATAGCTTGGATGAGTCTTGGAGTCAGTGGATGGATGCTCTTCGTTCTGGACGATCACGAGAGTATATTCCTGAGAACTTACTCCCTAGAGATCCTTACACAGGCGAAATTAGTAAGGGCAATCCTTTTGACCATCGTTTTATCAAGGTCGAGACGGCTATGGGTGAGGATGCCAAAAACACAATCACATTACAACAAGCTAATATCCCGCATGAAAGTTATTTGAGTACATATGTGACTGCGCTTGATTTAGCTTTACAAGGCATTATTAGCCCATCAACACTCGGTATCGATGTCAAGAAGCTAGATAATGCTGAGGCACAACGCGAGAAAGAAAAGGCAACTCTCTATACTCGTAATGCTATTGTGACAGCTCTGCAAGATTACCTGCCAAAGTTAATCAGTATGGTTTTGAATGCTGATAGTGTGCTTAAGAAAAACCCACTACAGAAAGTCAAGGTCGACGTGCCGTTTGGTGAGTATGCTAATCCTAGTTTTGAATCGCAGGTTGAGACGGTATCCAAAGCTAAGACAGGCGGTATCATGTCGATTGAAGCGAGCGTTGAGGAATTGTACGGTGACTCAAAAGACCAGGACTGGAAAGACCATGAAGTGGCAAGAATCAAAGCGGAGCAAGGTGTGACAGAAGTCGACGTACCATCATTGAATGAAGCTGCTAACGATTTTGAGATAGAGAAGGAGGCTGAAGATGCTGAAGACAGTGACGATAGGACAGAGGATCTATCACATGAGTCAGAAGGAAGCGCAGGGACTTCTACAGATAGCGAGTGATAATGTAGAGTTTGGTATCTATGCTGTTGAGAAGAACAACAAGTTGGATATGCTCAACCTCAAAATGCCTAGTAAAACAGCTTTGAAACGACAATTGAGAAGTTTTAAGGCGCAAGGTTTTAAGGTGTACTGCAATGGCTTATGATGTATCTAAAGCATTTGAGCGAATCGAAAACGATCTGCTTGATTCTATGATTAGAAATCTCGGAAGGCATAAGGCAGAGGAAACTGCTGAAGGTTTTGAATGGGAACAATGGCAGGTCGCTCAATTGAAAGAGCTTGAACGATTTAAGCGATCCAATGCCAAAAAATATAGCAAAGAGTTTGCCAATATCAATAGCAAGATTTCTACAGCTATCCAAGAAGCCTATAAGCAAGGCATGGATGATGAGGAAATGTCTATCCTGGAAGCTATCAAGAACGGTTTTGAACTAAACAGTGAAATAGATAACCTAGGGGCTTCATTTTTCGCTATCAACGAACGAAAGTTGAATGCGTTACTTAACTCGGTTGAGCACGATATGAAGACGGCAGAGCATGCTGTATTGCGGTATACAGACGACCAGTACAGGCGCACAATATTTGATGCTCAGGTAGCAGCTAACACAGGAGCTAAGACTTACGAGCAATCAGTGGATATGGCCACCAAGGATTTTCTAAGTCGGGGAATCACATGCATCCAATACAGTAACGGGGCCATGGTTAATATCGTATCGTATGCTGACATGGCCATTAGGACAGCAACTAAAAGAGCTTACCTAATGGGTGAGGGAGTCAAGCGCCAGGAGTGGGGGGTTCATACTGTTATCTTAAACAAGCGATCGAACGCATGTCCTCTGTGTATGCCTTTTGAAGGTAAAATATTGATTGATGATGTCTGGTCAGGAGGCAGTGCGGCTGATGGTCCATATCCATTGTTAAGTTCTGCAATGGCGGCTGGTTTGTATCACCCTAACTGCAAAGATAAGCATACAACTTATTTTCCTGGGGTCAGTAGCGAGCCAGAGAAAATATTTACAAATCAGGAATTGGACGACATCAAGGAAAGACAGTTACTGGACAACAAAGTTCAGTATGCTAAGCGCCAGGAGAAACGCTTTAGCAGATTATCACAGTTCAGTCTCGATAAAGACAATGTTCAGAAGTACACATTAAGGGCGGAGGAATGGTCTAAATTTAAGTCTAATGCAGAAGAAAATCTGAAATACTTTGAAGCGGAAAAAGGATATAAATTATACCAAGAGCTTTCTCTCGAAAGTGATAGTGATTACAAGAAATTCATCAATCGTCAGAGATTGCCTAGAGATACTAGTGGCGTAGCTTCGAAGAAGATTGCAGCAGATACACGACACATGTATATCGAGGCGACTCGAAAAAAATTCAAGGATGGTACAGAACTTGGACAAGCCTTGTTTGCAAGATTAGCCGACCAGTCGGCGATTGCAACTATTGCAGAAACAGGAGTTGTGAGATATGAATCTGGAAAACTCTTCCTGAACATGTATAAGGACGTAGACGACCCTCGCGGACCTGGTACTGGTTATTTCCATGAATTTGGTCACCAAATAGACGAGAAGCTGGGTTGGGAATTCACAAAGGATAAAAAAATCCTTCAACTTCTACGTAAAGACTTTATCAATTTATCTGACGATACTATTTTCGAAGTAATCCACATCAACGATAAAGCCTCTTCGGCATCTGATATATTAGGAGCGTTGAGTGAAGGTAGAATACAAGGTAAGTATTCGCACTCGCTCGTTTACTGGGAGAAAAAAGGAAATATAGAGAGCGAGTTTTTTGCGCATGTCTTCGAGGCACAATTTGATAGTGAACGAAGAGAAATACTTGAAAAAACTTTTCCTGAGAGTTATAATTATGTTATAAATAAACTAAAGGAGAGGTAGTCATGCGGATTATCGAAAGCTATCAACGTGTAGCAGAAAAAGCAGATACATTTAGCGACATCTTTGGATATCGTTTAGTAGCCCCGATTTTTCCTGTAGCGGCTATCTATGGACCACAAGAAGAGAGCGATATCTTTGAAGCAAAATTGGACAAATGTATCAAAGATCAATACGATTATTTTGCAGATGAGTACGGCTATGATTCAGATGAGAAAAGACGTAGACTGCAACGTGAGAAGTATGTATTTTACGATTGTTAATATCACAGAGCGCCGATAAGGTGCTTTTTTTGTACTCAGAAAGGAATAAAAATGTTAGAAAAAGCAAAACAATTGGCATCACAAGAATTTTCGCGCTTATCAGGTCGTGAAATCAAAGCAGAAGATTGCTTTGTAGTTTGGTTCAGCAAGACCCTGCAAAACTGGAAAGCTCTTGTTAGTACGAACACGATTACATCAAGCGAGCCTTGTGGAAATTATGCAGAAATCACGCATAACGGAGATAAGAAAGAGACTTATGTGGATGTTTACGCAAAGGTTTCAAACCGTGCCATTAAAGATTAGGAGGTGATCTAACATCTTGACTGGCAGGAATAGACTGCTATAAATCACTATAAACCGTGTCGAATTCGAGGCGGTTTTTCTTATACTCTAACCGTATGGAATCCCGTACGGTTTTCTTTTTGTCCGAAGACTAAAAACTACGTGGAGACACCAGCGACAATAACTGAAATAGGGAGACACCCTTAAAACTGAAAGGAGAACGCTATGTTCAAACGCAAACTATTTTTCCATAATGCAGATACAGGAACTGGCTCTGCAGGTGGACAAGACACGTCAAGCCAAACTCAACCAGCTAGCACTCCTGAGATTGACTATGACAAAATTGCTAGCATTGTCGAAGGCAAGCAAAGGATTGCTGAAGACACCGTGCTAAAAAATTACTTTAAGCAGCAAGGATTGAGTGGTGAAGAAATGGCTCAAGCTATTACTGCTTTTAAGTCGCAGAAAGCTGATGCAACACCAGACGTCAAATCACTACAGCAACAGTTAACGCAGGCGCAAGCAAGTGCATTACAAGCTAATTTAGAGCGAAATCTACAATTAGCAGCAATCGAGGAAGGATTGCCTGTTGGTGTACTACCTTATGTGATGAAATTGGCTGATACATCAACTCTCACACTTGAATCGAAACCAGAAGATTTCAAAGCTATTGTCGCAAAAGTTCTGGAAGACGTTCCTGCACTGAAGCCAAACAAAGAAGAATCAACTGGGTTTCAACAAATCGGATCTACCGGTAAAACACAACAAACTAGCCAAACTGATGCCATTGCTGCAGCATTTGGTCTTTAAGAAAAGGAGAATTAAATTATGACAGTTTATAACTACGCAGAACAATTCGAACAAGCTTTGCATCAAAAATATGCAAAAGAACTTGCGTCTGTAGATTTGTTTAACTCAAATCCGCAAGTGAAATTTATCAACGCTCAAACAATCAAGCTGCCAAACATCACAGTATCTGGTTACAAAGACCACAATCGTCAAACTATCGGTTTTAATTCTGGAACAATCTCAAACGATTGGGAACCAAAGAAACTCGAACATGACCGCGACATTGAATTTGCAATCGATCCTATGGATGTTGATGAAACAAACCTTGTCGTCTCTATTGCCAATGTCCAAAACACTCTGGAAACTGAACAAGGTATTCCTGAGAAAGATTGCTACGTGTTCTCAAAACTCTACACAGAAGCTGGAAAGTATGCCGCTAACGGTGCCACTATCGACACTACAACATTGACTGCAGAAAATATCTTGCAAAAATTTGATGATGCCATGGAAAAAATGGACGAAGCAGGCGTCCCATCTGAAGGTCGCATTTTGTACGTCACTCCAGCTGTCAACAAGCTCTTCAAGCAGGCTAAAGACATCCAACGCGTGCTAGGAGTGAATGGTTCAAATGGCGACGTCAAACGCTCTATCTACAGCCTTGATGACGTTAAAATCAAACAAGTGCAATCAGCTCGCATGAAATCACAATACAACTTTACAAATGGTTGTGTCGCAACAGATGAGGCGAAACAAATGAACTTCATCTTAATCCACCCATCTTGTGAAGTTGCTCGTGAAAAATACTCTTACATCAAAGTATTTACACCAGGACATGACTCACGTACAGCTGACAACTACTTGCTCCAATCTCGCTTCTACATGGATGCATTCTTGATTAAGAATAAAGCAGCGGGTATCTTTATCAACGCGACAGCGTAAGAAAGGATGGTGTAGTATATGGCATTAAAAGCAATTAAGGGCGCTCGCGTCTATGATATCGATGAGTCAGCGATCAATGATTTTGTTGGTCGTGGCTTTGAAGTTTACGAAGATGGTGAACTTAAATATGGTGAATCTGTAGACAAGGTGTCAAAAGAGGAGCATGAAAAAGTTTTGGCTGAATTGAAAAATGCTAAGGATGAGATCAAGAAGCTCAAAGGAGCTAAGGAGTAACAGTCATGTATGCTAGTCCAGATTATTACAAAAAGACGTTTGTTGGTGTGATTTCTGCTAATCCAGAAGTTCTGGCTAGCAAACTTAAATCAGCTTCTGACAAGATTGATATACTTACGTTCAACAGAATCCGTGGCATTGGATTCGACAATCTGACACCATTTCAGCAGGAAGTTATCCAAAAGGCTTGTTGTCAGATTGTTGACTTTGAGGAGGTTAATGCTGATTTGATAGCTACTACAGTTTCAAACTACAGCATTAATGGTGTGTCAATGCAATTTGGATCAAGTTGGAATATTGCTACAGAGCAAGGTATTGTTATTTATCGCAAAACCTATGAACTTTTGAAACAAACAGGATTGACGAGGAGGGTTATTTGATGAAATTTCCACAACTTGTCTTACCTCAATTTTGCCAGACACCAATCACAATCACAGTCAACCAAGAAGGAGTTTCTGAAGACGGCGAACCTTTGGAGGCGTTTAGAGAAAATCTAAAATGCAATTATCAGGACGGTGTCAAAACAGTCCTAACTGAGCAGAAGAAGCTGGTCCAAATTACTGGGTCAGCCTATTTTGTTGGTGATATTGCACCGGATTTGGCTACATTAAGCGGAGGGACTGCAATTATATTTGGTATTGCCAGGAGGATTGCCGATAGTCGGAAAGCTAGAAATCCAGACGGGACTGTTAACTATACTTACATCGGATTGGAGTGATGCTATGTTTGCGAAGTCTACAGTAAAGCTATATTTTGGCACTATCCGCAAACTGGAAAGAGCTCAAATCATAGCATTGGAACAGACTGCTGAATACCTGCATACAGAAGTTGTGCAGGCGCAGGTAGTGCCTTTTGATAAAGGTGTGTTGCAAGGAGATGCAATGGCTCCAGACTACTCACGTTCATCCCAAGGAGTAGTAAGCCTGGTACATTCTACTCCTTACGCAAGACGATTGTACTTTCATCCTGAATATCAATTCCAGACGAAAGAAAATCCTCATGCAAAAGGAAAGTGGTTTGAGGACTGGGCTGATGGTGGCAAGAAGTCACACAAAATAAAACAAGCCTATGGGCGACTTTACAAACAAATCACGGGGGTTTAAGCATGATTACACTAGCTGAAGTCCGTGACTGGATTAAAACATTTAATGCAGCTAACAACTACTACATTGGCAAGCTTGATAATAAGCAAGAAAACAGTATAGGAATCTATCAACGAAAGACAATCGATGGTCCTCGGGTAGCAATCGGAGGCAGATCACTGGCAAGCTATGATGTCAAATCAATCAGCATTTTAATTCACTGGAACAAGAATGCGAATGAGACAGAGAAGCGTGCTCAGTACCTCTATAATCGTCTATTTGAGGCAGAATCGGTTGTTATCGGTGGAACACCTATTAAGATGATCGCTTTGTTACAGAACGAGCCTGTGGACGTAGGAACAGATGATAATAACGTGTATGAGCGTGTTATCGAGCTTGATTTATATTACGAAAGAGAGGGCAACTAATGGCTCAGAAAACTGGGGTATTCCCCGTATATGAAAACCAGTTCCAAGTAAACAAAGGAACTGCAGGACTTGAATCACTTGTTGATATTGCAGACATGGAATCATTTTCAGTATCATTTGACAATGGTGTTGAAGAATGGAAACCATTTGACCAAAAAGGTTGGACACGTCGTTTGATGACTGCGAAGTCAGTTACAATTTCTGTTTCTGGTAAACGAAATGTAGGTGATGCAGGTAACGACTACATCGCAGGTCTTGCGTTTAAAAATGGTCGCGATTCTGAAGCGGACTTTCAATGGACTTTCCCGGATGGAACCAAAATCAAATTTAAAGACGCGGTTATCAATCTTAAGGACTTTATCTCGGGGGATTCAACTGGCGTTGCACCATTGTCATTTGATGTTATGTCAAATGGTAAACCGGAAGTGGTGCCAGCAGGTTAAATTAGAGGGTTTCGACCCTCTTTTTATTTTTAAGGAGGAAATATGGTTGAAGCTGAAGAAACCAACGCAACAGCAATCGTCGCTTTTATTGATATCGATACAGGTATCGAATACAAGGCTGGAGATACCGTTGATTTAAGTGGTAAATCCAAGGAGCGAATCGAAGCTATGGCAACCAAAGAAAATCGAACTGGTCAAGTACTGATCAATATTTTATCTGAAGAAAAGGAATTTGAATAATGGCAAAAGTAATTGATATTACAGAAAAACTTAATTTTGAAGAAAATCCAAAATTGAAAATTAAAGATGCTGAAATTGAAGTCAATACAGATGCAACAACTGTACTGACTCTGATGCAGACTATTGGCGATGAAAAAGGCACTCCATCTGCCAAAAAAATGATGGAAATGTTTGAGCTAATCTTCCCTGAGAATAGTCGTAAAACACTTGATAAAATGCGTTTGAACTTTGCTGATTTAACTACAGTTATTGAAGCTGCGATGACATTGGTAATGGGTGAAGAAGAATCGGGAGAACAGTGAGCCATACTATGACCTATTTGAGGATTTCGATTTAATCGTTAGTTCTCTGAGGACACAGTATGGCTTATCTGTATACTCTAATGAATTCAAGAATATGAAGTGGAAAGAGTTCAAGGCTCTCTTAGCAGGTTTGTCCGGAGAAACACCGCTTGGTCGAATTGTCCAAATTCGGAGCGAAGATGACCCTAAAATGCTAGAAGCATTTTCAGAAGGTCAGCACCGTATTCGAAACGAATGGAGATTGAGACTTGCCAAAGAGAAGACAGAACAAGATTTGACTCAAGTTCTTGAAGAATTAAAACAAGCCTTTGTTGAGATGGCTAAGTAGGAGGTGATAGCTATTGGCACAGACAGTTGGCCAGATTGGTCTTGACCTTGTCGTCAACGACAAACAATTTAAAGGGCAGATGAGTGGCTTGCAAGGGATGGCGACAAAAGCTGCCAAAATGCTTGCGGGTGCATTTGCGATCAAGAAACTTGTTGATTTTGGAGCTCAAGCTATCAAGCTCGGCTCAGATCTCAACGAAGTGCAAAACGTTGTTGACGTTGCTTTCCCACGCATGAGCAAGCAAGTCGATGACTTTGCAAAACAAGCTATGTATACCTCTGGGTTATCAGAGACCATGGCGAAGCGATACACCGGTACATTTGGTGCGATGACTAAAGCTTTTGGTTTTAGCGAACAAAAAGCTTACGAGATGTCAACAGCCTTAACTAGTTTAGCGGGCGATGTGGCATCTTTTTATAATATTAGTCAAGATGAAGCCTACACAAAGCTGAAATCAGTCTTTACTGGTGAAACAGAGACGCTTAAAGATTTAGGTGTGGTCATGACTCAATCAGCTCTTGATGCGTATGCGATGGCTAACGGCTTTGGAAAGACGACACAAGAAATGTCTGAGGCTGAAAAAGTTGCTTTGCGGTTTGCATTTGTAACAGACAAACTTTCGCTAGCTAGTGGTGACTTCGCTAGGACATCGGATAGCTGGGCCAATCAAGTCAGGATCATGAAGCTACAGTTCGAAAGCTTTATGGCAAGCGTCGGAGCTGGTTTGATCAACATTTTTACCCCTGTCATCAAAGTCATTAACTTTTTGCTCAGTAAATTGCTTACAGTAGGTAATGCTTTTAAAGCATTGACGGAGTTATTTACTGGCAAGAAGTCTATGAAAGGCTCCGGTATCCAAGAAACTGCCGATGCGGTTGGTAATTTAGGAGAGGCTTCTGATGGTGCAGCAGGAGGAGCGGGCAATTTAGGAAAAGCAGCCAAAGGAGCCGGAAAGGCTGCGGATGGAGCTGGTAAAGCAGCTAAGAAAGCTGCCCAAGAAATGAAATCTCTCATGGGATTTGACCAAATCAATAAACTATCTGACTCATCCGATAGCGGAGATGGTGGTGGAGATTCCGGAGGCGGTCCTGGTGGTTCAGGCGGCGGAGGTGGTGGAACACCTAAAGGCGCTGAAGTCGACATGGGGAAAATTGCTGAAGGCGGGAATCAATTAGACGGTCTATTTGATGGATTGTTTAAACGATTGCTTGAACTCGTCAAATTGTTTCAGGACGGTTTCAATGCTTCATTTAGATTTGATGGTATCGAACGTATCACAAACGCCCTTGGTCGAATCCGAAAGACCATGGAAGAAATCGCTACTGATCCACGAGTAGTCAATGCTTTTAATGTCATGACTGAGAAGATAGCATACTCCCTAGGGCAGATTACAGGCTCTCTAGCAACGGTCGGAGTTGGTATCGGTGTTTTCCTTGCTGAAAGTATAGCAAACGGCCTAGAGAGACAAAAAGAGCGTATTATCCGCTCTCTAGTGGCTCAGTTTGAGAACACAGGTAATATGTTTGCATCGGCTGGGAATATCGCTCAGGCATTCGCAGACGGATTTTACGATGTTATGACATCTGCAGGTGCAATTCGTATTGGTAGTTCAATCGTATCTTCTGTTCTAGCGATTCAGACTAGCATTGTAGAGATTGGTTTCAAACTCGGCGGTGACCTTATGCAAGGCATTGAGCGAATAATTACTGATAATATGCCAGGGGTGGCAAGTATCATTTCAGAAACTCTATCCGACATTGCTCCAGTCTTTGAAAGTGCTGAACAAGCAATTAATGACATGTCTGATTCAATCAGCCGTGTGTATGACCAATACATTCGCCCGACGATTGAATCATCGACTAAAGCCATATCTGGCATTATTGGTGTGTTTGTTAACGGTTGGAATAATCATATACAGCCCGTTATCAAAAAAATCGGTCAAGGATTCTCAGATACGATTGGCAAGCACATTTCACCGCTGATCCAAAAGATTTTGGATATGGTTGCAAGTTTCCAAGAGATGTCGCAAGTCATCAATGCTTACGTGGCACCAATCATCAGCTTTATCGTAGAGCAATTGACAAGAGTTTTGGCTCCTGCAATTGAATACATAGGAGAAGTTTGGCGTGTTCTATCTAACACTATCTCTGATGTTTTAGGAGGCATAGCTGACTTCCTAAAGGGTGTGTTTGATATTATCACCGGTATTCTTACCAGTGATATGGGCAAGATTTTCGACGGTTTCACTGAAACGGGCGATGCCATCATGAACATCTTGTCTACAATCTTAACTGGATTGTTGGATTTAACAGTAGCAGTTCTGAAGTTCATTTGGGACACAATTGTGGCAATCTTCCAAGGAATTTGGGATGGCATTGTAGCTATCTTCACACCTCTTGGCGAATGGTTCGCAGAACGCTGGAACGACATCACAACTGTTTTAGCAGACGTGGCTAAGTGGTTTGGCGACATGTTCCAGAAAGCATGGGACGCTATCGTTAATATCTTCACGCCAATCGGCTCATGGTTCGGACAACGTTGGGCCGACGTGACTAGTGCTTTAGCTAATATTGGGGCATGGTTTACTGACATGTTCCAAAAAGCATGGACTGGGCTAACAAACATCTTTAGCAAAATAGGTTCTTGGTTCTCTCAACGCTACAATGAGTTAAAAAGCAATCTTGCTTCGATTCCTGATTGGTTTAAAGAAAAATTCCGCAATGCGTGGACAGGTTTGACAGGTATCTTCAATCCTATTGCAAGTTGGTTTGCTGGAAAGTGGAGTAATATTCAATCTGCTCTTGCTAGTATACCAGGGTGGTTTTCTTCAAAATTCCGCGAAGCATATAACAATGTCAAGAATGCATTTTCTGGCATTATCGGGTTCTTTAGTGGACTTTGGGGGCAAATACGTTCAACGTTTACTCATGTTGGAACCATGGTTGGAAGCGCCATTGGTGGTGCTGTACGTAGCGTTATTAACGGGGTGCTTGGCACGGTAGAAAGCACAATCAATAGTGGTATCAGCTTGCTCAACGGCGCTATTAGCGTGATTAATAAATTACCTGGTGTAAATATCGGTGGTTTTAGTTACATTGGACTACCGCGACTTGCTCAAGGTGGCTTTGTTAAGGCCAACACACCACAAATTGCCATGATTGGTGACAACAAGCATTACGGTGAGATTGTTGCTCCGGAAAATAAAATGCTTGAAATGGCACGTCGTGCAGCGGAATTGTCAAATAATGGCGGTGGACCAGAAGTTCTAGCCTTACTGACACAGTTGTTGCAAGCTGTTCGTGCTCTTGATTTGACAATTGATGGTGATAAAATCACCAAGAAAATTGTAGATAAAATCAATGAAATTGCAATTAAAACAGGGGAATCCCCCCTCATGATTTAGGAGGTATGCATGAGTGAAATATCAGTAGGTGGAGTAGCTCTTGCTTCTCCAGTTGAAATCAGTATCAATAATGAGATTATCTGGTCGTCTTCTACCGGTCGTAGTGCTAGTGGATTGATGACGGGTGACGTCATTGCAGAAAAACGTACATTCTCCATCAAATGGGGAATTATCACAGAAGCAGAAAGAAATCTTATCAAGTCTAAATTGGTAGCCGGATTTTTTACTGCAAACATTTTAGGACAATCTATCACTGGTTACCGTGGAACTATCACAGAGACAGTAATGGGACGTCTGAGTGACGGTGTGACCTATTACAACGGATTATCTGTATCTATTATCGAGCAGTAGGAGGAATTATGCTAGAAGTAACATCAGATTATATCAAAGCAATAGAGAACCATCTACGCGTGTTTGAGGCTAACTTTGACTTAAATGGTAAGAGATACACAAAAACCAAAATTGCATCAGCTACTTACGACAGTTCCATTAGTAATGGTAATGATTTTACAATTGGTGGTGGATACATCAACAGCCTAGAAATTGAAATTAAAGAGATTATTGAAGATCTGCAAGAAATGATGCCGGCAACCATGTCGGTAGCAATTGCGGGTAGAGTTGTTCCGCTAGGTAAGTTTTTTGTCACTGAGGTTAAGTTAGATCGTAATGATAAAAAGACCAAAATTAAGCTACGGGACGAGTTTATTAGATTGTCCGGCGCTTATGATAGTCAGCTTACTTATCCAGCTTATACAAGGGATATTTTAGCAGAAATCGTGAGATTGACAGGTATCACGACAGATACTAATATCCAATTAGTAAATGATCAAGTTGCGAAGAAACTAGAAAAAACAAGTTATCGTGAGGCATTAGTTTATTTGGCGCAATTATCAGGAAGCTTCGTCAGATTTAATCGTAATGGGAAGCTTGATTTTATCAAGTTAAAGACAACATCAAGACATATCACAAAAGATATGTATAAGCCAGGTGGATTAGAACGTGACGAGATACCTTACAGGTTGAAAGGTATTGAGTGTGAGTCTGCTGATAAGGTTGTATATAAATCAGGATTTTCCACAGGTAATATCATGAAGTTAAAAAATCCATGGGTTACACAAGAAATTCTGGATCGTATCTTCAATGAATACCGTGATTTTAATTTTTATCCATATACGCTCTCATGGCGAGGCGATATGGCTATGGAAGCTGGTGACTGGGTTACAGTACACTGGGATGAAAATATCTATTTTGACATTCCAATGCTGTCCTACAAACTTTCGTTTGATGGTGGTTTATCTGCTAATAGTAGTGGAAATGCTGCTGGGGTTGCACAAGGTACTTATAAATATAAGGGGGCCATGCAACGTCAAATTGAGTATTTGGACGAACTTATCACTAAACAAGGTAGTATGTATCTTGATACATCAAGCCCTACCAAACCAAAAAATGGAGATATATGGTTTAAACCAAACGGTGGCTATGTTGAAATGTGGGAGCGTGTAGAAGGTTCATGGGTTAAAAAGGCAGACAGCGCTAATGTAGGAGAAATTGTCAATACGATAACCACGGATGAATTGCTAGCAAAAAAAGTCTCTGCAGCAATTGGTAATTACATTACGCTAAATGCCAAAAATATAACTGCTGGAGATCTGGATTTAGCACGTTTGCGAATCATGAATGGTTTGCAAGAGATTGTTTCCGTACGTGACGGCAAAGTTGTAATGAACATTGATAAGCTCACAATAAACTCTAAAGACGTAGCAACGAAAGAAGATCTAAAAAAAATTGAACTGACTCCTGGACCTCAGGGGGAACGTGGGCAACAGGGGGTGCCTGGTATCCAAGGTTTGCGAGGCCCTAAAGGCGACCCTGGACCACAGGGAGCAATAGGTCCTAAAGGAGATCGAGGGGAGAAAGGGGAGCGTGGCTTACAAGGACTCCAAGGTTTGCAAGGTGTCAAGGGCGACCAAGGTATCCCAGGACCTAAAGGAGCTGACGGTCGAACACAGTACACTCACGTTGCCTACGCCGATACTATTTCAGGTAGTGGATTTAGCCAGACAAACGCCGACAAGGCATATATTGGGGTGTACTTTGATTTTAACTCAACTGACAGCGTCAACCCTGCTGACTATCGCTGGACGAGATGGAAAGGTCGTGATGGCGCCGATGGACTACCAGGTAAAGCTGGAGCAGATGGAAGAACGCCTTATGTTCACTTTGCGTATTCTGACAATACGGATGGTTCTGGTTTGACAACGACAGATAACGGACAGCGTTATTTTGGTCATTATTCAGATTATGAGAAACCTGATAGCACAGATAAAACGAAGTACAAATGGGCTGATCGTTGGGCGAAGATTTCTGGTGGAAATCGGAACTATTTCAAGAACGGCAGAACTCAGCAAATCAACACAGGAAATCGTGAAACGTATGATATGCGGACTTTTATCGTTGATGATTTTTGGAAAAATCCAGACAGATTAAAACCAAATTATGTTCATATCTCATTTGAAATTAGCCTATCTCCAGCGCTAGCAAAAGATACACAGGCTAGCGTACATTTTTCGGCTGCCCCTTGGTACAGTAACAGACTCACACTCAAAGCTGGAGTTACTACTCCGCAAAAATTTGAGTTTATTATCGATTTGTCAAAAGCTAATGAAACATACAAGACAAATAATGTTTTTATCAGATTTGGCACAAATTACGGTTTCCCAGCTAATCAGACTGTCACGCTTGAAAATGCCATGTTATCCATAGGTACCAACTTTCTTGGCTATGTCAAAGCCATTGAAGATGTTGAAACTGACATCAATTCCAAAGCTGACCATAAATTGACTAATGACCAATTAAATGCTCTAGCTGAAAAAGCTCAACTTCATGACGTAGAATTAAAAGCTAAAGCGACAATGGATCAGTTCAGTGATTTAGAAAAAGCCTATAATGCTTTTGTAAAATCAAATGCAGAAAGCCAAAAAAAATCTGAATCTGATTTAATCGAAGCGGGCAGAAGAATTGAGTTTTTATCAATAGAATTTGGTGGCTTGAAAGAGATGAAAAAGTTCATCGATACCTATATGAGTGCTTCAAATGAGGGGCTTATCATTGGAAAGAACGATGCTAGTTCATCAATAAAGGTCAGTCATGATCGAATTTCCATGTTTTCTGCAGGTAAGGAAGTAATGTATATTTCGCAAGGTGTAATCCATATTGACAACGGGATTTTTACCGCGTCAATTCAAATTGGACGCTTTAGAACAGAACAGTATTATCTTGATAAAGATGTGAATGTTGTTCGTTATGTAGGAGGTTAAAAAGAGGAAAATGACTAAATTTATCAATTCTAGTGGCCCATTGCACTTGAACCTTTACATAGAACAAATTAGTCATGGAGAGTTAGACATTGCTAATAACTCTTCAAGAGTTAGATGGAGAGCGACCGTAGACCGTGATGGAGCTTATCGAACGTGGACATACGGGAACATCAGTAACCTGTCAGTCTGGTTAAATGGCTCAAGTGTTCACAGCAGTCACCCTGATTACGATACGTCAGGACAAGAGGTAACCCTTGCGAGTGGGGAAGTGACTGTTCCTCATGATAGTGATGGAACTAAAACCATGTCGGTCTGGGCATCTTTTGACCCTAATAACGGAGTTCATGGAAACATTACAATTTCGACGAATTATACACTCGACAAAATTCCTCGGTCTACGCAAATTTCTAGCTTAGAGGGGAATCGAAATTTAGGGTCACTTCATACCGTCATATTTAATCGAAAAGTGAACTCCTTTACTCATCAGGTCTGGTATAGAGTTTTTGGAAGCGATTGGATAGACTTGGGGAAAAATCATACTACTAGCGTTTCATTTACTCCTCAGCTTGACTTGGCTCGATACCTGCCTAAAACAAGTTCGGGAGTGATGGATATATGTATTCGAACATATAATGGAACTACTCAAATAGGCAGCGACGTCTATTCGAATGGATGGTACTTTAAAATCCCAGACAGTGTAAAGCCTACCTTCACAGGTCTTTCATTAACTGACATGAATACGGTCGCAAGACAGCTTTTGAGTGGAAATGACTTTTTACAAATAATTTCAGATATCCAAGTAAACTTCAACAATGCGTCTGGCGCCTATGGATCTACTATTACAGGATATCGAGCTGAAATTGTTAATAAAAAAATGGTCGTAACTAAAAACGGTGGTAGTTTTGGTATCATGAACTTCAGCGGTTTGGCGACCATTCGAGCTTATGTTGTCGATAGTCGGGGTAAACAATCAGATACTAAAGATATTACTATCAACGTGATTGAGTATTATGCCCCCTCCTTTAGCTTCTCCGCACTTAGAACTAGAGGCAATCCAAATACATTGCAAGTGTTAAGAAATGCCCGAATAGCCCCTATAATGCAGTCAGGAAAGCAAAGGAATGTAATGTCCTTAACTTTCAAAGTTGCTCAGATAGGTAATGAGAATTTCACGGATGATAATGGTAGTGCATCTGGTAATTTTACAAGTGTTCATACATTGACTAACTCAGCTGCTAACATGGCGGGGAATTATCCATCGAATAAATCCTTTGTGATTATTGGTAAGCTTGAAGACAAGTTTACAAGCGTTGAATTTTCTACAACAGTAACAACTGAAAGCGTAGTAATGTCCTATGATAAGAACGGGCGTGTAGGCATCGGTAAGGTTGCAGAATTTGGGAAACCGGGCTCGGTAGATGTTCTGGGTGATATCTACTCAGACGGACAACAGGTTCAGCAATTTCAGTTGACACAGAATAACGGGAACTCCTTAAATGCTGGAGGGGATTGGAACAGTAGGACAAATGCTGGCATATTCATGGGTTATAATTTAGCTAACTCTCCTCAAGGAGGTAATGGATGGAAACATGTGCAAGTATTCAAACACAATGACAACTGGGTAGTACAAGTAGCCTATGATTTTGGAGGTGAAATAGGGGCAATCCGTGCGAAAGTAAATGGAACATGGAAACCTTGGAAGTATCTTGCTACCAAAGATGATGTTTCAAGGATGCTCGCTTCAACTAACTGGCAAAATGCTAATTTACAAAATGGATGGGTTCATCATCCTGAGTATGAAAAAATCCAATTTTCAAAAAGTTTTGACGGGATTGTTTATTTAAGAGGGACTTGTAAAGGAGGAAAGACTACCCGTGAGTCAACTATCTTCACTTTACCTGAAAATTTCAGACCATCCACAACATTATTTAAGACCGCACTAAACAATGATTATGGTTCTGCGGTTATCGGAATCTATCCAAGTGGAAACGTAGTAGTCAAGGGTAACGTTGACGCTACATGGCTCAACTTTGATAATGTTTCATTCAAAATTTAAAAAGGAGGAAATATGAAACTAGAATACGGGACAAAGTCCTTGGAATATGACGGCAGCGGAAAAGAATCCGCTACAAAGGTCACATTAGTCAATTCAGAAGGTGCTATCGTACCTATCTTGCTACCAGCTGATAAAATCGGTTCGTCAAATACAGAGCTTTTTGAAATGGCTCTTGAGGCTCTTTATCAAGAAAACTTCCCAAACCGAGCTGAAAATGAGCGCTTTAGTACGATTGAGCAAGAGCTGCAAAAAAACAAAGAGGCAGTTGATAAAACTGGACAAGTTACAACTGAAACAAAAGAAAACCTTGATGCAGCCTCAGGGATCATTGAGATCATGATCGCTTTGTCAGTATATCAAAATGGAGGTATGCCTACCTTTGCCTATGGGAAAGTAGCAAATTTCATCAAGCCTCTGATCAAAAACAATCGCTATTTAAATGGTGACATAGTAGCGATGCCTTATCCGCACGATGGCAATCCAAAATGGCCACAAGGTACGCAGACTATCTTCAAATTCCAAATGCAAGCGACAGAGGGCTATACCTACAAGGATCAAGCGATCTCTGATATGTTGCAACAAGGTGTGCTTACTGTGGTTATGCCAAGGATTGAGTAAAAGGAGGTTATATGCCGATTGAAGAAGCTGAAAAAATCGCTCAAAGTCAGGTAGCTTGGGCGATTTTGTTTGTCTTGCTTTTCTTTATTATCATTCGATATCTAATCAAGACTTCGGACAAGCGAGAGAAGAAGATTATGGATTTGCACGAGCAATCAAAGGCCGACTCTAACAGACGAGAAGAGCGTTTGATGACTCACCTAGAAAAAACCACTACAGAATTAACCACAATAACTCACACGGTCGGAGACATTCAAAAAGAAATGGTCCGCATGAACGACCGCATGGAAGAAATCGAAAAAGGAGAATAACACATGCAACAAATTACTGAAATCATTATTGCTTCAGCTACTGGAATCTTGACTGTTTTGGCTGGTATCGCAGTCAAGGCAGTCAAGGACTACCTGGTTCAAAAAGGTGGAGAGAAGACCATCAAAATCGTTGAAATCTTGGCTAAAAACGCAGTAAATGCCGTAGAGCAGGTCGCCTCTGAGACTGGCTATAAAGGTCAAGAGAAGCTGGAACAGGCTCGCGATAAAATCCGTGCTGAACTAACCAAGTATGGTATCAGCATGACTGATCGTGAGCTTGATACATTTATCGAGGCGTCGGTTAAAGAAATGAACGATGCTTGGAAAGGGGAATAACAATGGATATTGATACAAGTAGACTAAGAACTGACTTACCACAAGTGGGGGAGCAACCATACAGACAAATTCATGCACACTCAACAGGAAATCCAAATTCAACTGCCCAAAACGAAGCAGACTACCACATGCGCAGACCAGCTGATTCTGGCTTCTTTTCTCACGTCGTTGGTAATGGTCGTGTGATGCAAACTTGGTACACCGACCGTGGTGCCTGGGACGTAGGTGGTGGCTGGAACGTAGAGGGCTACGGCCAGGTTGAACTGATTGAAAGTCACGAAACCAAAGAAGAGTTCATGCGGGATTACAAGCTATATGTTGAACTACTGCGCAACCTTGCTGATGAAGCAGGGATTCCGAAAACTCTTGACTCTGACAGCTTAGCAGGAATCAAGACACATCAGTATTGCACATACAATCAACCTCGAAACTACTCAGACCATGTGGATCCATACCCTTATTTAGCCAAATGGGGTATCAGTCGTGAGCAATTCAAGAAAGACATCGAAGGCGGTCTATCTGAAGCAGGCTGGAAACGTAATGAAACTGGCTGGTGGTGGGAGGAATCAGACGGCTCTTATCCGACAAATTGCTGGAAGCAAATCAACAACGAGTGGTTCCGATTTGATAATAGTGGCTATTGCTTGATTAACCGTTGGTTCTTTGATGAAAAAGACTGGTTCTATCTCGATAAACGTGGGGCAATGGTGACAGGCTGGATGTTCCTCAACCATCGCTGGTATTTCTTCAAAGCAGATGGCCGCATGGCTAAAGGTTGGGTTAAATATCGTGAAACCTGGTACTTCATGGAAGAAAAAGACGGCTACATGCTTTCTAAACAATTCGTCAAATCGGGCGACGGCTGGTATTATTTGAAGGCAAACGGTGAATTACACACGGATCCTGAATTCAAAACAGAACCAGATGGTCTTATCACAGTAGTTGATAAACCAAAAGAAGAAAAATAAAAAAACAGAAAGGACTTTCAAATTAGATTACACCAACCGCAGGCTGTTTGGCTTGCGGTTTTTTTGTTTGCTCTGAAAAGGGGCAAAAAAGGGGCAAAAATGCTGTAAAATGTCGTTAGTCCACGTAAGAATCTTGTATATGATTATTATTTTTACTTGATTTTAGTGTATATTGTAAATGATTGTATCGTAGCGTATCTTCATAAGTTGTTGTGTGCTCTTTTTTCGTACAATTTAAAAACCCTTTAATATCAACACTTTAAAGGGTTTTTGTTTGTCTTATATGATAAAAAGGGGCAGGCGAGGGGCATAATTTATAGTTTTATCTTTTCTAACTTACTAGATATGTCTGATATCATTTTTTGAGTGACATGGGAATAAATCTCTAGTGTGGTCTTTGAGTCACTATGTCCTACTCTATCCATGATGGCAGTCAAAGGAATGCCTAGCTCAGCAAGTAGGGATATGTGAGAATGTCTAAATGTATGTGTAGTTATATTTTTTTCTATGCCGATTTTTTGACCATGTCTTTTCAATGCACAAATAACCCTGGCATTTGTTATTGGTTCTCCTAGAGTATTGATAAAAATAAAATCTGTATCAAATCCATTTGTCGCATTCTCTATTATTTGCTCTTTGATAATATCTAACACTTTTTGAGGTGCTGTTATAACCCTATCGGACTTGATTGTCTTTGGTGTAGTTCTCTCTTTTTGTCTGAAATCGTATGTATGCTTGATGTGAATAGTCTTTTTAGAAAAATCTATATCCTCCTTGTAGTTTAAGGCTGCCAGTTCTCCATACCTCATGCCAGTAAGAAAAAGAACTTTAGCTATTCGGATATACTTTGTAATTCGATAATCACATAGGGCCTCGTCTTTTAAATTTTGGATGAATAACTTAAACTCTTTTTGGTCTAAGTATTTTGTGTTTTTCTTCCTGAGTTCGTCGGATGTAATTACTTTTCTAGGCGTTTCAACAAATAGCATTTCATTTGTATCAATATAATTCATTCTGATAGCGAATTTCATTATCTGATTGAGCTTGAACTTGATTTTAGAAACATAGTTATGAGATCTCCCGTCTTGTAATAGTTGATCTATTACTTTTTGTAATAAACGTCTATCAATATTTCTAACTAGGTAGTCGCCCTCTATCTGCTTTAAAATCTCTTTTTTTACATTTTTTGAAGCATAAACTGTTGAATTTTTAACACCGTGTTTCCAATTCTCCTCGAATTCCTCATATAGTTTTTCAAAAGTTATATCAGAAACAAAATGTTGTTTTTCTCCTAACTTTTGTTTTATCTTTTCCTGCAGAAAGATAGCAGCTTGATTTCTTGCCTGGGGAGTTTTCTTCTCCATGGTCACTGAAACTTTTTTTAATTTCTCAGTATATGGATCTTTATATCGCTCAAAAAATTTGTATTTTCCGTTGGGAAGTTCTTCCATCCACATTGCGTTTACCTCACTTTTTTGTTAAAATGGGTATAAGAAAACGACCTTTTGAATGGTTGTTTCTTATACGTAAGTTCCTCACACTCAGAGTCGCCAAACTTTGCGAGTGTGGGTTTTTTTTATTTACGAATTATGAACGATAACGTCCAATGCTCCCATGATTCGCTGAGCGTTTTCGACTGCTTCTTTGTACTCTTTCGAAGTGTTCTTTACTGGTTTTCTAATCAAGTCAATAAATACGACTGGTTTGGTGAAGTCGTTTGAGGTCACACGGACTGTCATGTTCAAAATTTTAGAAGTTGATTTTCTTTTTGCTACAATACCGCCTGCGACAGCGCCAATCGCACCAAACATAGCGCCTGCAATCAATGCTTGACCAACTCCTCCAGAAACAACCGTTTGATTATTGATAATCAATTCATACGATACTAAATCCTCAAATGAATACCAATCTGTGTCATTCTTATCTTTCTTAACCAAGGACGGTATCAAAGACAATCCCATCGTTCCCATTGCAAGCCCTGCTTTTAACGAGCCTTTAATTGCTCCTCCGACCAATCCTGAAGAGTCTTTTGCTTTTTGAGCTCCATGAATACGATAGGTACGGTTATATCTATCAATTTCAAGTGGACCTACTTTGTCCGTCCGTCTACTTCTTGCAGCAGGAGTAGGAGAGACTGGTTTTGTAGTTGTTTGAGGTTGTTCAGTCGGTTCTTGGTTAGCGATAGAATAACCGCAATTTGGACAGAACTTGTATCCTTCTACTGGATTGCCACATTCAGGACAAAATTTCATAATAACCTCCAAAATAATAACTATTTAGAATCCTTTATGCTCTTTTTTCTACCCATAGCCGACGAGGTTATGGGTTTTTATTTTTCTCAATACCTCGCCACAATGCACCAGCTATCACATCTGCTTTTAACATTACACGTCAATATCATAATATTGTTGTAAGATATTGTTCCCTTGTTTGTATTTTGTAACGAGGTCAATAGCTACTCGTCGTTGCTGTTGATCGTCCAATAAATATTCATCATAGCTCAATATCCGATAATGAACAAAATCAACTAATCGATTAAAAAGGGCATTATCGCTGATTGTATTTGCTTGTTTAATT